AAATCGTACGGACTATCAGCTCGCCCATCTCCTTGAATATGGTCATGCGGGAGCTGGAGGAACGGCAAAAGGGGTTGCTCCGCCGCATCCACATATTGGCCCTGCAGCAGAACGAGCAGAAGAAAAACTGCTGAAAAAAGTGAAGGTTGTGGTACGAGGGTGACGCTTGAACAGATACACACATTACTCAAAAGCACGGAATATCCAATCGCTTATGGGTATTTTCAGACAGAGCAACAGCTGCCATATATATTGTATCGAGTAGCTTATTCAAATAATTTCGGTGCCGATGGAACAGTATATTTCCAAATTAATCATATCCAAGTAGAATTATACACGAAATTAAAAGACCAAAAAGCAGAGGACAAGGTAGAACAAGCCTTGTCCTCTATTTATTGGGAAAAAACAGAGGAATACATAGATAGCGAAAAATGCTATCAAATAATTTATGAAATTGAGGTGTAATAATGCCTGCGAGTGAAAACAAGGTACAATTTAACTTGAAAAATGTTCATTACGCAATTTTGACCGAAACAGACACAAAAGCGACATGGGCTGCGCCGGTTAATGTACCCGGAGCAGTGAATTTGTCACTTGACCAGCAAGGCGAATTGAGTAAATTCTACGCCGACGGAATTATCTATTGGCAGACAAGTTCTAATAATGGATATGAGGGAGATCTCGAAATGGCGCTCATCCCGGACAAGATGCTTGAAGATATTTGGGGCATGGAAAAAGAGGCGACTGACAACGTGGTTATCGAAAATGCTTTCAAACAGCCAAAATCGTTTGCCCTGCTATTCCAAATCGACGGAGATACGAGTGAGCGCCTGTATTGCCTTTACAACTGCACCGCGACGCGCCCAGGTATTTCCGGCGCAACGACTACGGATACAAAAGAACCTCAAACCATGTCATGCACGATTTCTGCGGTTCCTCTGTCTGATGGCCGCGTCATGGCGAAAACTTCGTCTGATACATCCGATGAGGTTGTTTCTGCGTGGTTCACAAAAGTATATGAAAAAGCAAGCGCGTAATCGGAGGGCTTATGGAAAAATTAATTGTAATTGATGGAAAAGAAGTAGGGTTCAGGGCTTCGGCCCTGACCCCTCGCCTTTACCGTCATAAAATCGGACGAGACATTGTTCGAGACATGAATCAACTGAAACGTGCTTATGAAAAAGCTGTTTCTGCAAAAAACATATCCAATTTAAAATCAAATGCATCGCCTAAGGAACGTCAAAAGTATGAGGAAGCGGTTCAAGACGCACAACTATCTGTTTTAGACCTTGAAGTATTTGAAAATGCAGCATACATTATGGCAAAACAGTATGATTCAAATATTCCGGATACTCCTGAAGAATGGCTTGAAACATTTAGCGTTTTCTCGATTTACGAAATTTTGCCGCAAATCATGGAATTATGGCAATTGAATCAGAAAACAACTAGTATACCTAAAAAAAAATAAGGCCAACTGTTAGAGAGGAAACCGGTGCAACTTTTATGTTGCGATGTGCAGAAATTGGTCTTTGCAGAAACGATTTAGATGAAATGACTATGGGCATGGTATACGATATGCTCATAGAAAAATCGAACGATTACGAAAAATATAATATCAAGGCAACACAAGAAGATATAGATAGATTCTTTGGGGGGTGAGCAATTGGCAGACAGAATTAAAGGCATTACCGTTGTGCTTGGTGGCGATACAACGGGTTTAAATAAGGCTTTATCTGGAACAAATAAAGAGATCAAAAGTACACAAGCGCAACTTAAAGACGTAGAGCGATTGCTGAAGCTCGACCCTACAAACACAAAATTGCTTGAGCAGAGGCAGCGTTTGCTATCAGAAGCGGTTGGAGAAACCAGAAGCAAATTAACTGCTTTAAAAGAAGCCGAAAAGCAAGTACAGGAACAATTTAAAAAAGGCGAGATAAGTCAACAGCAGTATGATGCGTTGCAGAGAGAGATCATTGAGACAGAAAGTCAACTCAATAAATTAGAATCTGCGGCAAATCAAAGCAATGCGGCTCTAAATAAAATTGCAGCAGTTGCAAATGATATTAGCGGTGGCGCGCAAAAAGTAGCTGACGCGACGCGTGGAATTTCTGTGGCCGCCGGAGGCGCTGCGGTTGGAATGCTTGGAATGGCGGTTTCGGCTGGCGCTGCAGCTGACGATATCAATACCTTGGCAAAACAAAGTGGATTTGGAACGGATGAAATCCAGAAGTGGCAGTACGCCGCAGATAGAATGGATGTATCTGTAGAAACCATTATTAGTTCTGCCAGAAAAATGAAAAAAAACATGGTATCCACATCAAAGGATACTATAGCAGCGTGGGAAGAACTTGGTGTCGCTGTTACAGACAGTAACGGAGAACTTAGAGATTCTACGACTGTTTTTTATGAAGCAGTCGACGCATTGGCTAAAGTTGAGAATGAAACTCAGCGAGATACACTTGCTATGCAATTGTTTGGAAAAAGCGCTGACGAAATGGCCGGGATTATCGATGACGGCGGAACGGCATTGAAGGAAATGGGCGCAGAAGCAGAAGCGAGTGGGCTGATATTGTCTCAGGATGCGCTTGACGGAGCAAATGCATTCAATGATGGGTTGGATACGCTTAAAGCTAAAGCGCAACAAGCGTTTTTCTCATCTGGCGCATCACTTGCAGAAAATTTATTGCCAATGCTAGACACACTTGTTGAAAAAATGTCTGTAGCATTATCTTGGATAGCATCTCTTGATGGGGAAACGCTTACTATGATAGGCACAGTTTTGCTTGCTGTCGCAGCGATTTCTCCAATTGCTGGTATTATATCTAAAATAACGGGGTCAATTCAGCTTGTGACGCAAGCTATTAATTTTCTCATTGCGAATCCGATCGTACTTTTGATTGCGGCGATTGTTGCACTTGTTGTGTTAATTGCGACAAAAGGCGATGAGATACAAGCGATTTTGCAAAAAGTAGATAATTTTTTACAAAATGTTTTTGCAACCGATTGGACAAAAATATTCGGACCAGTTCTTGGAAATATTTTAAATGGATTCTTTAAAAACGTTAAAAATATATGGGATTCCATTAAACGTATTTTTAGCGGTGTGATTGATTTTATTCGCGGAGTATTTACGGGTGACTGGGAACGCGCCTGGAAAGGCGTGCAAGATATATTTGGAGGGCTTTTTAACGGTCTTGTTGCATTGGCAAAAGCACCTCTCAACGGCATTATTGGCTTGCTTAATATGGCAATTGGAGCAATCAACTCGCTTATAAACGGATTTAACAGCATTGGTTTTACTATGCCGAAATGGCTTGGTGGAGGCTCGTGGCATCCCAATATCCCGAATATTCCAAGTATACCATTTCTGGCAAAAGGCGGAACTGTGCTTTCCGGGAGCGCAATTGTGGGTGAAGCTGGGCCTGAATTGCTTACCGTTGGACCCGGTGGGACAAGGGTTCAGCCTCTAACAAACAGCTCAACAAATGATACTTATTTAGGCGGATTGACGCTGAATGTATACGGCGCTCCCGGACAAAGCGAAAATGAGCTTGCAAACATTATTATGGGAAAAATACAATCAGCTACGCTACGAAAAGGAGCGGTATTCGGTGCATAATCTTTGGATAGACAGTAAAAATTTAAAAGATTTTGGAATCATTGTATCCGGAGAAAATACGTTTAATACAGCGGAGATTGAATATGAAACGGTATCCGTACCGGGGAGGAATGGTGATTTACTTGTCCGTAAGAATCGGATGAAAAATATAAATGTATCATATCCAGCATTTATTCTGTCGGATTTTTTAAAAAATGCATCCAATGCACGCGCGTACCTGATGGCAAACACATCATATAGAAGAATTGAAGATGATTATCATACAGATACATTTCGATTAGGTTTTTTCTCTGGCCCGATGGATTTCACCACACGATTTTTAAACCGATCGGGAGAAACAAATATTGTTTTTAATTGCAAACCTCAACGCTTCTTTAAATCCGGAGAATACCCAATATCGTTTTCAGCGCCTGGAAACTTGTATAATTTCGGATTTCCGGCGCTGCCTATTATAAAGGTAAGCGGAAACGGAAGCGGAATGGTCCGGATTGGGGAATATTCAGTACAATTTAAAAACATCGAAGAGTACGTGATGCTTGATTGTGACACGCAAAACGCTTACAAGGGCACAGAAAATAAGAATAATACAATTTCTGCTGCTACATTCCCAAAATTGGAACATGGTGAAAATCAAATTGGTTGGAGCGGCGGAATCACAGGAATAGAAATCACGCCAAGGTGGTGGACATTATGAATCCTATTTTGTTTGAATCCACAGAAAATAATTTTGATACGAATGGCATCGGCATTTTAGCTGATGCCATTTTTTGTGAAATCACAGAGGAACGTAACGGCATTTTTGAACTTGAAATGCAGTATCCGATTACAGGAATCCATTATAAAGAAATAAAAACGCGAAACATTATTTTGGCATCTCCAAACCCCGTAGAGAAGACGCAACCATTTCGCATTTATAGGATTACCAAACCAATCAACGGCATTATAACGATTTATGGTGAACACATCAGTTATGATCTATCCGGAATCCCTGTGTCTCCATTTACA